GCAAGGCTGCACCACAACTCAGGTTTGATGAGGCTCAAGTTTTTTTACAATGCAGTTCTTGCAATAACCACTTGTCAGGCAACCTGATCAACTACCGGCGTGAATTGCTCAACAGGATAGGACAAGCAGAAGTGGACAGGATTGAATGCGATAACAGCGAGGCAAGGTTTACGATTGAGGATGCCAAGAGGATCAAGGCAGAGTACAAAAAGAAACTGGCAGAGTTAAAAAAACGCCAACGATCTTTAAATTAGTAGATTGTTAAAAAAATTACACAGGAATTGCGGTTATGAATGTCAAATCAAAAAAAATATGCAGTCATAAAGATTGTGAAAGACCTTCAAGAACTAAAGGGTTTTGTGAGAAACATTATCTCCGGCTAAAACGATACGGGCGTTTAGAAAATATCCGAAGGGAAAAAGGAACCTTTACAATAAGCAGTCATGGTTACAAAAAGATAACAATAAACGGAGAACAAGTTTACAGCCATGTCGCACGTGCAGAAAAAGCGCTTGGGAAACCCATTCCTCAAGGCGCGATTGTGACGTTCACCGGGAGGGATAAGTTGTCTCCAGAGACCAGCAATTTGGTTATTTGTGAGGATATGGCATACAGCGAAATGCTAAAAACAAGGGCTGAAGCGTTAGAGGCAACCGGAAACCCTAGAATGAGACGATGCAATAAATGCAATGAATGGGATTTGCCGCATAACATGTATTGTTACCTGACTGGCGCAAAAACTGGATACAGGTTCAAGCATCAAGTCAACTTAGGGGTTTGTTTTTCAGCGCCAATCCCTGCCCACAAAATTAAGATGCAAAGCGGCGGTAAGAGGCGACACTTTCATTGGTTAGACTATGAAGAATTGTTGAAAGATGTGAATCACAAAATGGCTTGATATGCGCCAGCCATAAGCCAGCGCACTTTGATTACAGCAGTACCAGCATGAACATTCCAGCGCAGATCAAACAAGTAAGAACACCACAGATGGCATCAATTGTTTTTGCTTTCATTGCTGACTCCTAAAGTCTTGTTAACGGCTTCCAGAAGAGCCTGGTTGATGTACTCAGTGCGAGAAACCTCACACTTGTGCGCTGCTTTGGTTAACTGCCTGAGCAGGCCATCAGGCATACGCAAGCTAGTGGCTGACATTGCTTTATCTTTGTTCATTTTATTTCCTAGTGTGTAGCCGTCCGTGGCCGTGGTTGATTATGCGTTAATGACCGGAACTGTGTACTGGCTGGCGAGTTTAATCGCCTCGTTTGTTGAAACGATCAGGCGACCGCCATCTGAGTAATGCACCTTTGCAAAGCCACTGTGCAGTACAACTTGTGTGATTGTCATGCCAAAACCCTCCGAGAGAGGCCGCGTTAATCGCCGCCGATGTAGTAACTATAATCAAGTGCATTAATTAGTGCAATACAGTAGCGCAAAGTAATACACAATAGTTTGTATTGATGAATGGATGATCAATAGATTTTATTGAAAGGCAAAGTTGATAATGGGTGCAATGGTCTACGCCTATTCACGTTAATAGATTTAAGGTACAATCAGGAGGCCAGAATCCGACTGGCATATCCTGTTGTGTGTGTGGTTCCTTTATCGCCCCTGAAACATGGGGCGTTTTTTAATAGGGGTAATGTATGCCAATGAAGAAGGGTTACGGAAAGAAAACGGTCAGCAAGAACATTAAGACAGAGATGGCTGCTGGCAAGCCACAGAAGCAGGCAGTTGCAATAGCCCTGAACGTGGCTAAGAAGGCCAAGCCAAAAGCAGCGCGGTACGAGTAATGCCAGGCGGCAGACCACTAAAGTTCAAATCAGTCGAAGAGATGCAGGCTAAAATAGACAGCTACTTTGCAGCCTGTGATGACGACAATCCTCCGCTAATCTCAGGACTAGCGTATCATCTTGATATGAATACAGAATCTCTCAGAAGGTACGGAGAGAACGAAGAATTTTATGCGACTATAAAAAGAGCCAAGCAAAGAGTCGAAATGTTCTTAGAGAAAAGGCTGCACCAGCAATCACCAGTCGGGTCAATCTTTAGCCTAAAGAACAACTTTGGATGGAGAGACAAGACAGAGCAAGAGCTAACAGGCGCAGACGGTGGAGCCATCAAAACCGAGTGGACAGTGAGGGTTGTCGATGCCAGAAGTGACGCTTCCTCGTAAGCTACTACCTCTGATCAACAAGCCTAAGCGGTTCAAGATTCTTATAGGTGGAAGAGGCTCAGGCAAAAGCCAATCGGTTGGCGACATCTGCCTAATGGATGCTCAGACTAAGGGCATCAAGACAGCCTGCTTCCGCGAATATCAAGTAACAATGGATGACTCGGTACTCTCTCTTCTAAGCGGAGAGATTGAGCGTCTAGGGCTGCAAGGCTTCAACGTCCAGGCCAACGCAATACAGCATGGCGGTGAGGATGTATTCAAGTTCAGAGGACTAGCAAGGAACCCTGAAGGCATCAAGTCCATGTACGGCTTCAAGCGGTTCTGGGTAGAAGAGGCTCAGACAATCAGCTCTGACAGTCTTAAGGCATTAACGCCAACGCTGCGGGTAGAAGACTCTGAAATATGGATGACTGCTAACCCAAGATCAATAGCCGACCCGTTTAGCCAAAGGTTCATTAAGCCTTTCGAGAAGCAGCTTAGGTCAGAAGGCTATTACGAAGATGATATGCACCTAATCATCTGGATCAACTTTAACGACAATCCATTCTTCCCAGCAGTACTTGAGCAAGAGAGAGCATACGATCAGGCTAACCTGACGACAGCTTTATACAGGCACATCTGGCTTGGTGAGTTCTACGATGAGGTCGAGGACACCATCATACCTGTTGACTGGTTTGAGTCTGCCATTGATGCTCACATCAAGCTGGGTTGGAAGGCAGAGGGCGCAATCATTGCTAGTCACGATCCTAGCGACACTGGTGGCGACTCTAAGGGCTACGCAGTCAGACATGGCAACGTAGTCTTAAACGTAACTGAAAAGATCACAGGCGAGTCTGCTGATGGCATGGACTGGGCTTTAGACTTAGCACTCAATGATCGTGCTGACTACTTTGTCTGGGACTGTGACGGCTTGGGTGTAAGTCTGAAGCGCCAGGTTGATGCTGCGCTAGAGAACAAGAAGGTTGAGTATGTGATGTATAAAGGCTCAGAGTCTCCAGAAGACCCTGAAGCAGCTTCTTTCGAAGGCGGGGTACAACGATCAAAGTCTAACCGTGAGACCTTCACAAACAAGCGAGCGCAGTATTGGTGGAGGCTACGAAGCAGGTTCGAGGCCACCCATCGTGCAGTATCGAAGGGGCAGTATATTGATCCTGATGAGATGATCTCCTTGTCATCAAGCATTGACAAGCTGGATCAGTTACGCTCTGAAGTGTGCAGAATACCGCTAAAGCGCACAAATAGTGGTAAAATACAGATCATGAGCAAGATTGAGATGGCTAAGAAACCATACGAGATACCGTCACCCAACATGGGTGATGCACTAATGATGGCAATGTACCGACCTAAGCCTAAGCTGGAGAAGGTCGCAACGATCAAATTTAAAGGGTGGTCATGATGGCTAAATACACAGAGACTGATTACCAGATCGACTTTGATAGTCATCAGACAGTCTTGAATCTACTCTCTGCCGCACAGGAGGCTGATCACGATAACCGTGAGAAAGCGCGTGAGGCCAACCTGTTCTGCGATAAGCGTGACGGCCAGTGGGAACCCTACTGGTGGACGAACAATGTCGGCAAGCCAAGGTATACGTTCGACATGGTCAACCCGATTGTCGATCAGGTGACTGCTGAGATCGAGCAGGCAGACTTTGACATCAAGGTCAGCCCAATGTCTGGCCCGGCATCCAAAGAAACAGCAATGGTCATTGATGGTCTGGTCAGAAACATTGAGGCTATGAGTCGAGCCAAAGACATCTACATCAACGCTGGTCGCGGCATGGCAACGGCTGGCTACGATGGCTGGATGGTGTCGCACAAGTACACTGACCCACAATCGTTTGACCAAGACCTAGTGATTGAGCCGGTGGCTAACTTTATTGATAGGGTATGGTTTGACCCTGCTGCCTACCTGCAAGACAAGTCTGACGCTCAGTATGCTTTCCTGCTCCATGCAATGTCAGCTAACGAATACATGAAGCGATACCCAGAAGGCTCTCAGGCATCCGTCTCAATTGACAGAGAGGGCGATGCATACTACGACAAGGCTGAGGTCATCGTTGTAGGGCAGCTCTTCTACACTGAACAGCAGGCATGTGAGCTTGTGCTAATGAGCAATGGCGCTGTCTACTCCATTGACGATGACTTTGAAAAGGTCAAGGACGAGCTAACGGCACTGGGCATCGAAGAGGTCAGACGGCGCGAGGCTTACAAGACTGTTGTCTGCTCGCATTTTTTCGATCAGACCGACTGGCTAGAAGAGAAAGAAGAAACCATATTTGATCGCATTCCGATCATCCCTGTTTACGGTAACTTTAAGATCGTTGAAAACAAAACCATCTATTGGGGTGTGGTTGAGAAGTTGCTAGACCCGCAGCGTGTGTTGAACTACAGCCTATCAAGAGAGATCGAGGAAGGCGCATTAGCACCAAGAGCCAAGTATTGGATGACGCTGACACAGGCTGCTGGGCATGAAGACACACTGGCTACCCTGAACACCAACTCTGATCCAGTGCAGTTCTACAACAACGATCCAGAGATGCCAGGCGCACCACAGCAGCAGGGGGGCGCACAAGTTAACCCAGGGCTGAGAACAATATCCGAGTCAATGCGCCAGATCATTGGTCAGACTGCTGGCATGTTTGCTGCGAACATGGGCGATAACCCTGGCCTGCAATCAGGTGTGGCAATCGAGCGTCTCCAGAGCAAGGGCGACAACGGCACAATCAAATACTTTCGTGCGCTTGAGTCTGCTATTGCGGCCACTGGTGACTTGTTGGTCAAGGCTATCCCCAAAGTGTATGACGCGCAGAGAACGGTCAGACTGCTTTACGAGGATGGCTCAACAGAAATGCAGGTTCTCAACGAGCCAGTCATTGACAACCAGACAGGTGAGATCATTACCCTGAACGATCTTACAAAGGGTCAGTACAGTGTTACCTGTCGAGCTGGCGCATCGTTCCGCAACCGTCAGCAGGAAACCATTGAGACAATTATTGAGATTGCCAAGGTCGATCCGTCAATTATCGGCATGGCTGGTGACATCCTGCTCAACGCCATCCCAACGAGTGCAGCTACCCAGATCGGTGAGCGTAAGCGTCTCCAGATGATGTCACAGGGTCTGATACCGCAGTCCCAGATGACTGAGGAAGAGATCGCACAGCTACAGCAGAGCGCACAGGGTCAGGAGCAGCAGCAAGACCCAGCAATGGTACTGGCTCAGGCTGAGATGGCTAAGGCGCAAGCAGAGCAGATGAGGGCGCAGGTTGAGGTTCAAAGGCTGCAACTGGAAACCGCTAAGATTCAACTTGAGGCGCAGAAGATGCAACTCAGTAATCAGGCTGATCAGGCCGCACTGCAACTGGAAACATTCAACGCACAGACTCAGCGCATGAACACACAGATCAAGGCGCAGGAGGCTGGGGCTAGAATCAACAAGGATAGCGTACAGGTGCAGGGTATGCAGATCGACAACGAGATGAAACTGGTCAGTGCGCTGACACCATTCAGGAGATAACAAGTGAACCCATTAGAAGGCATGACCATTATTATCAAGCAGGAAGAGCCATTCACTGCTAAGGCGAACCGAGAGAATCGAGCCAACGTGATTGAGAACTGGAAGTTTGGCCCAGAGGAAACAATCAGCGACAACACTGACTACTACCGCATGATGGCTAGGGCGTGGAGCGTAAAGCCAGCAGAGGCTCGAAGGCAGATGTGTGGCAACTGTGAATACTTTAACAACTCTCCTGAGAAGCTGGAGATGATGGAAGTAGTGCCTGAAGATGAGTATGACGCGGACGGCGGTGGTCGAGGCTACTGCACCAAGTTTGAGTTTGTCTGCCATAACCTGAGAGTGTGTCAGGCTTGGGAAGCAAAAGAAGAGGACGAGGAGTATTAGTTGGCGAAATTCGCCACTTATTGACAATTTTAGCTAAGATATGAAATGATATATAAAGGCCACCAGACCTTTTCTGGGCATCTCACCTATAAGGGCAAACTATGACGCAACCAGTCGACTATGATTTTGATGATTCTCCTGACGAACAAGAGCAGGAGCCAGTTGAAACTAACGAAACTGAAGATCAACCCGACATTGAAGAAGATGTTGAGGAAGATTCCGAATCGTCAACGGATAGTGAGGAGACTCACGATAAACCTATCTTTACTGGAGAGCAGCAACGCATCTTTAACAAAGAAATTGGCAAGAAGACGTTTATGCTCCGAGAGATGGAGCGAAAAAACGAACACTTGCAAAAACTTGTAGATGAAAGTCAGCGTCCTGCAACCCAGTCGCGGCCACAAGTACCGGCTCTGCCTGACCCGTTTGCTCTTTCAGACGAAGAGTACAAGCGGCAGATCATGCACAGAGAGCAGGCACTAATATCCGCTGCTGCCTATGATGCTCGTATGCAAATGCTGCAAAACCAGCAGGCGCAGATGGCTCAGGAGGCAGCACAAAAGCAGCAAGAGGTTTTAGTTGAGAAGGTACAAAGCTACGCTCAGAGGGCTAAAACCCTTGGAGTCAAAGCCGAGGAACTACAGGCAGCGGGATCGATTGTAGGTCAGTTTGGAATTGAGGATTCATTGGTGCAGTACATCCTAGAGGATGATCACGGCCCACTGATCACCAAGTATCTTTCGCAGAACATAGGTCTTTTGGACAGTCTGCGGAACATGCATCCAACCAGA